TTTCTTTTCTAATTGGTTTTGTATAGTTACCATTTCTTTAGCAGGCAAAGGAGGTGTGCAATACTCTTGGTTGTGCTTTTCTAATAAATCTTTCCACGCTTCTGGACTAGACATTTTATAAAAAAGTCCTACATTAAGCATTACCATATTACGCCCGCCTTCAGGAACTCCATACTCTGTAAGTTGCTGTAAGCACGGTGGCCCTTGTGGAAGAAGTTTTTCACTCACTCCTACTTGTAAGTCTCTTAGTTTCTCTAATGTAATTTTGTTTTTGTTTGCTTTAAATAAAAATTCATCGAATCCTATGTCATCTCCTTCAACGTTCAAAGCATAGCGCGTAGTGTATTTTGCATTAAAGTATGGAAGGTTTATAAAGTTTCCAACATCACCACGTTCTACTATTACTTCTTCTTGCTTAGGAAAAATCTCACACTGGCCATAGCCAAGGGCCGACGCAAACTCTGACAGTCTGTCTCTTAATTCTGTAGCAGAGACCTTGTCTTTTAAGAATATATATAAATGAGCGCCACCGGATTTGGAACGGCACACGGTTAACGGTAACTTTAATTGTTTAATTTTTTTGAATAACTTTACTAAGTCTAAATCGTATTCATCTATATCCAAAGCTCCAAACAAGCATTGATTGTTTTCATCTATAGGAATACTTCCTACACCTTTCTTGCCTTCTAGGTGTTTCTGAACAAGCTCTACTGTTAACGGCTCACGAACAATAAAGCTTTTAGCTTGTTGTTTACCGTTTTTTTGAGAGTTCATAACCTCTGTTTGTCCGTGAGCTTTACTAAAGCCTGCAAACAAATCTAAAAATTTCTGTGCTTTCTCTTTCATACTAAAGATGCCCCCACCTTAATAAGTGGGGGCAATCCTCTCTAGAATGGAACATCATCAGTGTTGTCAAGAGATAAAGCAGGCTTTATTTCTCCACTACTAACACTGGTGTGTAATGCTTTCGCATCTTGATAAGCTTCCATTGTGGTTACTTGGCTCTCATGTTTAACTGACCAAGAGTTCCAAGATCCTTTATCATTTCCATCTTCTACAGATGTTAAACGATACATGTTTGCAAAAGAAGGAAGGGTCTTACCTGCGTGCTTTTGCATCATCATTATACTCAACCATTGACGTGACTTTTTTAATTGTGTCTTTTTCATGTCAATAATCGCATTCTCTAAATTGCCATCTTCATGGACAATCTTCACATAATGTTGAGCGGTACGAACTAATTCATTTCCGTTTTCTAATAGCTCTAATCCTGAATCCTGATCACGTACGGCTCTACGTACATCATCAGAAGTAGAAGCAAGTTCTGACACAAAGCCTCCGCCTGATGAACGAGGAATAAATTCTAAAAGTTTTAGTTGGAAATAAACAGGAATAACTAATACTCCTTTTTCTCCTGCCCAAGTTTTTTTAGTAACGGTATTAAAAATATCTCCAGAACTTGCACTGTCAATAAATCCTGCATCAGACTTTTTTAGTTGCGGACTTAGTGCTTGGATTATTCTTAAAAAAGGAATTTGAATGTCAGAAGATGTTACTTCCTCAAAACCACTTCCAGTGTCGGACTCAAAGGCGTTTAGTAGATCTGGTAATTTTTCAGCCATGTTATTTCTCCCCTTTTATTTTTGCTGTTTGACCCACACGTCCTTTAAACATTTCTAGGTCAATCGGTTGATTAGCTTCCACACGTTCACGTACTAATTTTTTTAACGTCTGGGGTTCTACCCATGTCCGCGCTGTCGTGTCGTGTCCTTTGTCTTCAAGCTCAGATTGTAAAGAGCGAGCAGAATTATCTTCATTAATGCCAAATGAAATTATAACTTGGTTTTTAATAAAGTCCTCTGCGCCAATGTCGCGTAAATGTCCCAATGCACTTTGTTTGTCCATAGGATCTTTAGGCATACTTGCTTGAACAAAGGTAGTTAAAGATACAGTATTGCCGTCTACCGTTAACTTATCTATGCCCATCTCAGCCATTTTTGCAGGGATTAAATCATACTCATAACTTTGCTTCTTTACCTTTAAAAGCTTGATGTCTTTTTCTTTTTCTTTGATGTCTTCAATAATTTTGGAAGCTGATTTCACTAATTGACTTAGTTCTTGTCCTCCATCCGTAGTTACACCTGTAAATGCATTTGCATCTGCTGTAATATTACTCCAAACATCGATCTTTTTTTCACTCATTATAGTATATCCTCTTCAGGTTAAGGGTTAAGGTCTTCGATTCCTCCTCGGATAGATATCCTCACTGGATAATATATACGTTCTATTTTATCCCATTTCAGAATATTAACTCTACCAGAGTTAAAATCACTAGCAATGGCAAATGCAACGCCTATTATAGCGGGGTCCCCGATAGCTAACAGCCAATCATCATTGTCAAAGTCTTTTAGTTTACGCTTAATTTGCGCAACTAATCGACCTGTATTCAGGTGAAGTTGATCGGTAAAGTTAGATAAAGGAATTAAATCGCCCCATTTTGTTGCAGATATTATATCTACGCGGGGATTTTCTTGTGCTACAAATACTTTGTTTGCCATTGAGTTCTCTCTTTCTTGTTTACGTTTAATCACGTTAATCTAATTAATTTTATTTGTAAACTATTTTTTTGACTTATCTTATCTATTCTGTTTATATGAATAAGAATTGACAATAGAAAGCGAGAAATATGTCTTACACGTTTAAGACGAAACCCTTTGACCATCAAGCCGACGTTTTAAAACTTTCTTGGAAAGCTTTGAATTGGGCTTATTTTATGGAGATGGGTACAGGAAAATCCAAAGTTTGTATAGACAACGCGGGCATTCTTTATGAATTAGGTCATATAGATACCTTTGTAGTTGTTGCTCCTAAAGGGGTGTATCGTAATTGGGCGCGGATAGAAATTCCTGTGCATTTACCTGACCGTATTGAACGTGACACAGCCATGTGGTCTTCTACTCCTAAACGCGAACAGAAAAAACAATTAGAGTCTTTTCTCGTTCCTAATGTATCGGAGAACTTGCGCATTTTAGTTATGAATGTTGAAGCATTATCTACGGTTAAAGGTACACGGTTCTTGGAGCATGTCTTAAAAAAGTCTAAGGCCTTATTTGCTGTAGACGAATCGACTACCATTAAAAGTCCAAAGGCCCGACGTACTAAAGCTATTATAAAAATAGGACGCCACGCTGTATATAAAAGAATTTTAACAGGATCTCCTGTTACACAATCGCCTATGGATTTATGGGCGCAATGTAATTTTCTAGACCCTACCCTTTTAGGTGATGTAGGTGATAACTTTTATCAGTACCAATACCGTTACGCTATCATGAAAAAACGTACGATGGGTGCGCACTCTTTTAATTTAGTAGTTGGTTATAAAAACCTAGAAGCTTTAGCGGAACTTTTAAAAACTTTTTCTTCTCGCATCATGAAATCCGAATGTTTGGATCTGCCTTCTAAGATATATACCCAACGGCACATTCAGTTAACTCCTGACCAAACGCGGATCTATAATGAGATAAAAGAATATGCTTTGGCCTACATTAGTGAAACAGAATTTATGACCGCACCTAACGTCATGACACAGTTATTACGTTTGCAACAAGTATTGTCGGGACATTCTAAGACGGATGAAGGCGATATTGTAGAGATAAAAGATAATCGTTTGTCAGAATTAATGCAATGCCTGGAGGATGTTTCCGGGAAAGTTATTATCTGGTCACGTTTTCGGTATGACATTAAAAGAATTCACGCTGAGTTAACAAAAGTTTATGGCCCAAAGTCCACAGTAACATACTTTGGAGACACATCTGATGAAGATCGTAGTAATGCTATCGAGCATTTTCAAAACGGGGAAGCACGTTTCTTTATCGGAAATCCGCAAACAGGTGGGTATGGAATTACTCTTACCGAAGCCAACACCGTGGTTTATTTTGCAAATAGTTTTGACTTAGCTGTTCGTATGCAGTCAGAAGACCGATGCCATCGTATCGGCCAAACACAGCACGTTACTTATATTGATCTTATTGCTGAGAAAACAATTGATGAAAAGATTGTTAAGTCTTTGCGTAGTAAAATGGACATAGCCAGTAAGGTAATGGGCGAAGAGCTAAAAGAATGGCTCACATAAAAAGGAAAAGAACATGTCAGAAACTTTCGGAATGTGGCTCACAAGATTATTTATTAGTACACCAAAAGAAAAAGAATTAGTAAAAATGACGAAGTTGGAGTTAGAAGCTAAAGGTAGGGAAATTGGTATAGAGTTAGATAGACGTTACACTAAAGATAGACTGGTTAAGACAATAGAAAAACATTTAGGAGGTATATAATATGTTAGATAATCCTTATGAAGGTGTGAGCGAATTTTATGATCGTCTTACAGAATTTGTAGAAAATGAAAAAAAATTTAATAACAGTAATAAAGTTGTATTATTGTTTCGTTTGGCTTTAGAGTTGGGCGGGGCGGATGATGAGATGGGCCTAGAAGAAATGTGTTACTTGATGTCTAAGTTACAATATACTACGCTAGGTATTTTATTAGGCAAAGAAGAAAGTTTTAATGGAATATTAGAAGAGTTCGATGTCAGTCGTACTCCTCCTAATTAGAGAGAACTTTGACGGATATATCTAAAAAAAGTTGGGGCGAAGATCCCTTTATGGGCGACACGTCTGCACCTAAGAAAGAACATTGGGCTAATATACTTTTAGAGCTTCGTAATAAATCGGGAATGTCTCGGGTTCAATTAGCCGAAGAGTCGGGGGTTGGGGTGTCTACCATAGAAAACTACGAGCGAAAAAAGATTGCAGAACCCTCTATCTACAAAATTGAAGCTCTTCTGCAGGCAATGGG